AATACTGGGTGGTTAAATTCTAAATGGAGACCAATGATGGGTTGGATGTACATGATGGTCTGTGTCTGTGATTTTGTGATCTTTCCGGTGTTTTGGTCACTCGTTCAGATTTACGGTAAGGGAAAGGTTGATGACCAATGGAATCCGTTGACTTTGCAAGGCGCAGGGTTCTTTCACTTGGCAATGGGTGCGGTTCTCGGAATAACCTCATTTGGCAGATCTCAAGAGAAAATGACGGCAATGACTACACCTACAACTTCAAAATGATCTATTACAACCTGATATTTTCACTACTTATAGCTATTCTTTCCGCAGGGGGAGGATGGTATATAGAGCACCTTAGATATGATGCTTTAGAGGCTGAATATCAGGTATTTAAAGATCAAGTTGCTACTAAGGGTGAAATAGCTCAAGAGCAAGTAAAAACCGAAGTTGTAGAGCAAAAATCAATTACCCAAGGAGTTGTATCAAATGAAAAAGCTAAGTTGGCTCTTGTTGATAGTTATTATGCAGGGTTGCGCATCAAAGCCCCAGGTGATACCGGTAGCAGTTCAGTGCCCCAAGTTTCCATCTCCTCCAGAGGAATTGATGGCATCCCCAAAGACACAATATCTATTGAACACGACTGCGCCAGTGAAACAGTGAAATTGATGGCTTTGCAAGATTGGATTAGACAACAAAGTGAGTTGAAATAATGGAATATTCAAAAGACGGATTAAAGCTGACCGAACGATTTGAAGGATGTAGGCTTGAAGCCTACCCTGATCCTGGAACTGGTGGTGATCCTTGGACAATTGGTTATGGTCACACAGGAAAAGATGTATTTCAATCCCTTGTAATAACTCAAGAATACGCTGAAAAACTGCTCTTAGAGGACGTTCAGAAGGCAGTAGCTAATGTCAATGCTCACCTTAAAATAGAAGTCACACAAGAGGAATTTGACGCATTGGTGGACTTTGCTTTTAACTGTGGTTGCGGTAACTTGGATAGCTCTACTTTACTTAAAAAATTAAATGAGGGTGACCATGAAGGCGCAGCAGATGAGTTTCTAAAATGGGACCGGTCTGGAGGTCATGTTATGGCAGGACTGCTCAAGCGTAGACAAGCGGAGGCAGCGTTATTTTTATCGGATTTATCCAAATGAATGACATAGCAGATGACGCACATTACACCGAGGAAATGCACAGGGAATCAGCACTGAACGCAATCAGGCAAAGGGAAAAGGCAAAGTACACCGGATTTTGCTTAACTTGCAATGATGCTGCTTTGCCAAATTCTCAGTTTTGCTCTAAAGATTGTCAGGAAGACCAAGAATTAATTATCAGGATTGGTCGAATAAAAGGCAAAGTAAATTAATAACTTAGGATTTTGTTGTATTTTTCATTTTGTTCTATTCCTGCATCATAGCCTTTGTGCCAGGCTTTCTCCCAAGTTTTGTAATTACTTTCTACATAAGGCTTATCAGTCTTTAGAAAATCAATAGCTTCTTGCACCTCTTTCCATTTGTGGTGACTGCTTTTGTCTAAGAATTTCTGTATTCTTTCTATTGCTTCATCTCTAGTCATTCTTGTCCCCTTGCTGTTCTATAAATGTTCTTTTAATAATTTCTATGGCATTATGGAATTGATCACTCACTTTACCAGTTGAAAGAGTCCTAGCCAACACAAGTGCTTCAAGTGCAACTGCTAACGCATAATCTTTAGTTAATATTTCTTCTTTAGTCATTATCTTCCTCCATAGCATCATTAATTAAATGTTGCTTCACCAACTCCAAACAACCAATTACAGTTGCCATGTAAAGCGTATCGTCATAATTGTGAATTATTTGTAATACTTCATCAACAAGACCTTCAGCTAATTTACCTTGATTAAAATTCATTCTTGTCCCCTTGCTCTAATTGCAAATTGAACACCAGACAAATACATCTTTTCTTTAAAGAATTTTGTTTTGTCTTCAAGTTCTTTAAAATATTTGCACAAATCCTCACGTTCTTTTTCTGCTATTAGTTTCCCAAATTTAATAACTGATTCATCTGAATCAAGGTATAAATCTGCTTTTACGGCTAATGCAAATATTTCTTCTTCAGTCATCATAAACACCTACTAAATAAAGAAAGAAAATAAACGCACCAGTTGAGACTAACCCTGCAAGCATTATTATTGATGCAAAAATAATAGAATCAATTAGTGCGTCCATTTTTACTCCGATCAAAAGGGTACGTCTGAGTCCATGTCATCAAAGCCCGATCCAGTATTGGAAGGTTTTTGATTACTTTGTGGATGTTTAGCGGAATCTTTTTCCCCTCCAAGCATGCGGATTGTGTCTGCTTTGATATGGTGGGAAGTTTTTTCAATACCATTCTTATCCGTATATTTCTGGGTTACAAGCGAACCCTGAATAAATAGCATTTTCCCACTTTTAATGTACTTTTCACAGATTTCAGCCAGCTTTCCAAAAGCGGTGATATTGTGCCACTCGGTCTTGGTTTTAAGCTCCCCAGACTTGTCTTTCCATTTCTCGGAAGTAGCTACAGAGAAGTTAGCTACTAAGTCCCCTGAAGGCAAAGCTCGGATCTCTGGGTCTTTCCCACAATTACCGATAATTTGAATTTGGTTGAACATTGTTTCCCCTTTCTAGTTCGTCTGCTAAAGTTCGGTATTGAGCCGAGTTAAATAAATACATCCAGTGAAGTACATCATGCTTTTCAAACTGGTCAAAAGCTAGAACCATGTAATACCACTCCAGATGCCTAAGTTCGTAATAGTTTAAATATCTATTTGTGTCCATTTTTAGTCTGCCAAAATTGAAGTAAGTTAGTGAACATTAACCAACCTTTTTTAAGGTCTTCCTCCGTCCATTTGTGGAGGACAACTAAGCCAGGTACGGTGCGAGATACAAAAGCATTGGCACACTCGGCATGCGGAAGTCTCAAACCCATGCGGTAAGCTGCAAGTTGCATTAAGTGCTCGTCATAGCCAACAATCTTGTCATCCTTGTCAAATTCCTTGGTCTTAACGTCAATCACAACTCCATGCCCTGCGGTGGTATGTAAGTCCGTCTTTCCTCCAAATCCAAGTTCATTGGCAAAGCTCATTTCAGGAATCCAAGTCTGCCGTCCATAATTTTCGGTGATCAAGTCCTCAAAAGATTGAACGTGATCAGGGTGATTACCGTAGCCTTTGCCCTCAAAGTATCCCTGAATGGACGCATGGATTTCAGTACCTCGGTTAGCTGCCTCTTTGCCCTCCTCCTTGGAGTCTTGCATAATTCGGCTAATCCAGTCCTCCTCGGACTCGTCTGGACGCTTTGGCAGGGTTAGTGCAGCCATTAGAACCTGGCGTTGAATCCAAATGTTTAAAGCCGGTTTAGCTGCGACATTAAGGATTGTGGTAACACTTGGGACTAAATTTAATGCTCTACCGTCTCTTAAAGTTGTCGGTCTTTCTTTTCCATTTTTACCAATAACTGTATACATTGGCTCACCCAACCTGGTATACCAATGTTGTGACTCGGATGCTCTGATTTCGTTTTGTGTTGTCATTATTTAACCTCAAATAATTTAGATTTCATTTGATCTTTAGCTTTTATTGCAGTTATTCTATAAGTTTCATTATTATTGCAATATAGATATGCAGCCTTAAAAGCCTTTTCTAGTTCTATTAAGTTTTGGCAGTCCCCAATAGCAGTTATTAGATCGGCAGCTACGGATTCGTTAAACTCAGGTTGTTTCATAACGGTTTTGACTGGTGTTTCAGGTCTATTACTGGCAACATTTCCATCGTCATCCTCTGGACTAATGCCACATGCAGCCATTAAAGAACCTCGTCTTGCATACGTCAAACAAGCCATTGCGCCCTGTGGATCGTTTTTAGCTATTGGGAATCTAAGAATCCCAGTCTCTAAAGTTTCACCTGATTCATGCAGGAATACGGTTTCAATCATTATTCCTCCATCACAATCGTATGACTTTTGAATAAGAGCAATTCCGTTGTTATTCAAAGCTCCAAGTACTGCCTCAACACAATTTTCTAGTTTGGCAAACTTAGATTTGAAATGAGGATTTACCGCAGTTCTAAGAACCGGAGAAAACTCACGTTGAGCTTTGACAAATGCCGTAGCAATTAATTTCCCGCCTTGATTAGTTTGTGTCATACCTGTGCCCCTGTTAAATATCCAATAATAAATACGCAAATAATGATGCAAGCGTAAACGACTAATTTATCTTCTTTGTCCATTATTTGATCTCCTTAAGTGGTGGATATAAAGCATCAAGCTCAAGTCTTCTAACAAACTTAATTAATTCAGCCTGGGAAGTTATTTTGTGTCCGGTGTAGTCATGGACTAGATTTAGGACTGATACGATACCATCTTGGTAACCATCACGGTAGTAATCCAAATTGGATTTTGAGGGGAGATTTTTATTTTCCATCTTTAGTTTTCCTTAGTTAAAAATGACGTACGGGTTTGTAGCGTCTGGGATTGAGTATATACTTTAATCGACACACTTTTGATGTATTTTGCAAAAAAATATTAAAAATGTTGGATTTTGTCCATTTTTGTGGCTATACTTTACATTATGGACATTAACAAAGCAATTGAATTGGCAGGATCGCAAAGCAATCTTTCTAGGCTTTTAGGGGTATCTAGGGGCGCAGTTTTCAACTGGACTTTGAAAGGTTTGCCTAAAATGCGAATTTGGCAATTGAAAGTGTTGCGTCCAGAATGGTTTGAAATAATCGTGTAGAATTTGTTTAAACACGGCTAGGGTAGCTCCCAAAAAGACGATTCTTCACCGTCCTGCCGATTGTGTTTTAGTGAAGTCAACCGATGAAGTAAGGTTAAACAATGGCAACATTAACGCTTAAAAAAGCCAAAACTATTGGCGAAATTCCCCTTTTAAATCTTGATGGCAAATTTGTCGTTATGCGACAGTCTCGCCATGTCAAATCATTTAGATTTACCTGTTACATGGATACGCATGAACAAGCTATGCGTGAAGCTAATAGGTTAACCAAAGCAAATCAAACTGAGCGTTATCTTGTACTTCAAGTACAAGGCTGGGCTGATTGGGAGATTTGATGCACTATTACAAATTTAATATTGCCGATTATCGAAAAGATACGGTACATCTAAATACTGTGGAACATGGTATTTATCGTCAACTTATTGATTGGTATTATTTGGATGAAAAACCTATCCCAAAAGAAACCGAAACGGTTATTAGGCGGTTACGTTTGGGTTCTGATGAGCAAAAATATTTAGACATAATTCTCAAAGAATTTTTTAAAAATACATCCAAAGGATATGTACATACAAGAATTGAAGTTGATATTCATGGTTATCAAGAAAATTCTGATAAAAACAGAGCCAACGGAAAGCTAGGAGGTAGGCCAAAGAAAACCCAGTCGGTTATTTCTGGGTTATTAAATGAAAGCGAATCAAAAGGCAACCATAAACCATTAACCATAAACCAAGAACCATTAACCAATATAAATACTATACAGGCGGGAAACAAGTTTCCCCCTTGTCCTAGTCAGCAGATTTTGGAATTATGGAAAAAGCATTTACCTCATTTAACGCAACCTAGAACATGGGAAGGTAGTAGGCAGTCGAATCTTAAAAATCGGTGGATACAAGCAAGTAAAAATTCAGATTATTCTGATGGTTACACAAATTTAGAAGAAGGCATACATTGGTGGGATTCCTTTTTTGAGTACATTGCTAAGGATACAAAACTGGCAATTGGGTTTGAAAGCAAGGATAGAACTTGGAAGCCAGATTTGGAATGGGTGGTAAATGCAAGCAATTTTCAAAAAATTATTGATGGGAAATACAACAAATGAGTTTTAAAAAATCAGAAACACAATCCGATGACCAAAAAATAGTATTTGGTTTTTGTTCAAAATGTTTGTCTAAAGTATTAAATGAGGAATTGATTAAATTTGGAACAACTTGTGAGTCTTGTTTTAATTCTTATTGTCAAGAATTAAGTCCTTACGATCCTTTATATAAAAAATATGATGGAGATCCTAAAGGTTGGGCCAAAAGAATAATTGATAGGCATAAATCTGGTGAAAAAGTCAGACCAATTTCATTAAAATTTGCAGAGGAAGCATTGAGGTCGCGTTATGTTTAAAACTATCTGGCAACCAGTCCCAAGGTGGGATATTTCTATCAAAAAACTAGACCGAGCAAAGTATCCTATCAGACGTGATGAGTTTAAAAGGGTCAGACCGGTAAAAGACGGTAGATCAAACAGTGGAACTAGACCCAAGCCTGAAATGCGAATCTGGATGTTTGAAAATGTTTGACTGGGATGCAGAGTATGAATCAATCGTCAAGTTCTATGCTCAATTAGCAATAAGACCAGGATGGAGAGAATATACAAGAGGGATTGTGAAAGAGAAAATGAAAACCGAGCCAATATTTAAAAACTTAGGGAGGGACGTAGGAAACAGAATCAAAGAGTTAGAAAGTGTAAGTTTATTAACAACTAAGGAAAATTGAAGATGAAATCACAAAACGAACAAATATTAAATTATTTACAAAAAGGTAAGTCGCTAACCGCAATGGATGCTCTTAAGCTATTTGGATGCTTTAGATTGGCAGCTAGGATCAGAAATTTGAAGGACGATGGTAAAAAGATAGTCTCCTCAAGAAAGCATGTTAAAAACCAATTTGGCAAAGATGTAATCGTTGCAGTTTATTCATTAAAGGCTTAATCATGAAATATTTACTTATACTTTTAATTCTTGCAGGATGCTCAACAACTCCTGCGCCGGTTCAATACGCTAACCCTCCAGTAGTTCCTATTGTCCTTGACCCCAAGGTGCAGCAGATGAGCAGGGAGGAAGTAATTTCGGCTACGATCCAATGTGAGAACTCAGGTCTTAGGGCAGTGCCGGTATTTTCTAAAAGATTGGTCAGCGGATATTTAACGGATATTGTGATTGATTTGCAATGTCTACCTAAACGTAATATTTTTGATGGTAAATTCTAATGAACGCAAAAAAAGCAAAAGCACTTAGAAAATCATTAAGAGAAAACAACATTGACGTTTTTGATCAAACTTATGAGACAGATGTAAGGCGAGTTGGCAAACAAACTCAACTTAAAAAAGAATCAGGTCGATCAATGTACCAAATGCTAAAGAAGACAATATATGAGTACGGACAAAAGAATATTCGTTCTCAGACACTCTGAGGCAAGGCAAAGGGCTAAAGAGTTTGTTTCAGTAGCTCCCGAGGGTTGGGTTGTAGAGTTTAAACCTATGACCCGATCTTTGGAGCAAAATAGCAAACTCTGGGCATCTTTGGCAGACATTGCTAAACAAGTAGTCTGGCATGGAAGGAAACTTAGCGCAGAGGATTGGAAACACATCTTTTCGTCTGCGATTAAAAAACAAGAGGTTGTACCAAACATTGATGGAACTGGGTTTGTGGTTTTAGGTCAATCAACTTCTAAAATGAACAAGAGCGAAATGAGCGAACTACTAGAGTTGATCATGGCTTTTGGTGCTGAACATAACGTAAAATTTGAGGATGATTATGCCGAGGTCGAAAAGTGAGATTACAGGATCAAAAGTAAACATTGGTTTGAGAATGACTGAAAATCAGCGAGATATGTTTAAGGCACTTGGGGGAATCCAATGGTTGAGAAACTATTTGGATAGGCAGATCAGATCAGAGGAAATACAACTTGGAATAAATAAGGAAGACAGAATATGACTAAAGAAGTAATGAAACAAGCTCTTGAGGCGTTTGAAGCAATCATGATGGTTCGTGACATTAATTCGGCTACAACAATTGCTAAAAATGCTAGGTATGGATTGCGTGAGGCACTAAATCAAGATCAAAGTGAGCAGTTAGCAAGACTTGGATGGCAAGAAATTTATTGTCCAATTTGTGGAGGTGGTGCACGAGCGTTTCCAAAGCAAAAGCAGGGTGAGCCTGTAGCGTGGGTTGACTTGCTAAAGGATGCACAGCAGATTGTCAAAGATAAGTTTCTCTACAAACGATTTATTGATGGTACGCCTTTGGCAAACGACATTCCATGCTGGATGGCTGATTTTGCACAGAAATACACCAAACCACAAACTAAAGAATGGGTAGGGTTGACGGATAAAGAGATATTTGAAATTTGGGAAAAGGCAATGTTTATAAACAACGGAAAACATGCTGTTTTAAACAACCAACCATTTGTTCATTTTGCAAGAGCAATAGAAGCTAAATTAAAGGAAAAAAATGCCTAAAGTACCTCCTTACGACACCGGCAAGATAAAGATTGGATGCAGATACGACCCTCCACTAAGAGATCAATACAACCCAGATCAAGACTGGATACAGGAATGGCTACTAGGAATTGAGAAAGATTGGTTTGAAAAAACTGAAAACTTGATTGAGTATGCAATTTACATCATTGTCATTTATTCAGTTTTAACTTTACTGGGAAGACCGTAAAATGAGACTTGGGAGGTTAACAAGGCACTCCAGGATGTTGTACTTAGGGAATTTTCCTTGTTTCTGCCCTAACTCGCTGAACAACCAAATGGACTCCCAATGACTAAATGCAAGGTTTGCAGGGCAAAATTCACCAAACGGAGCATGACCCACAAGGCATGCAGCCCAGAATGTAGCCTAATCCTTGTCAATCAAGCCAAGGAGAAGGAAAAGGCTAAGGTGGAGAGACTCGATAGGGTAAAGACTAAAAAAGCCTTGGAGAGCCTAAAAACTCGATCAGACTGGATGAAGGATGCTCAAAAGGTATTCAACGAGTTTATTCGTGAGCGAGACAAAGCCGAACCCTGCATTTCCTGCCAAAGATTTCACCAAGGTCAATATCATGCCGGACACTTTGTTTCGGTGGGTTCTAGGCCAAATTTGAGGTTTGACGAGCAAAACGTCCATCGTCAATGCGCCCCATGCAACAATCATCTTTCTGGCAACATCATCCACTACAGGATGAATCTCATTAAAAAACTGGGAGTTGAGGCAGTTGTCAGGCTAGAAACGGACTTTGAGCCTAAAAAATATACGATTGACGATCTAAAAGAAATTATTACAATTTACCGAAAAAAGGTTAAAATGTTAAAAGCCGAGTGTCATTGACAAAATTTCAGATTTTGTGATAATTCGGTAATCTGATCAGATAAATCCCTATTAGGAGTACCGAAAATGGCAAAAATGGAATATGAAAGCGATGCAGCAAAAGACAAGATGGGCAAATCAGGCTTAAAAGATCCTGGTCACCTCCAAGTAGCTGCGAACTATGCAACAGAGTGCAGAGACGGCACAAAAGCCTATATCCGTCCTCCAATGGGGCCAAAGAAAGAGCCAAACTTGACCAACGGAGTTCCAATGCTCCCACAAAAGAATATTAGTTCTGGTAACAAGTAATGGCTACAAAAGTCGCTAAAAAGGTTGAGGTTCTCTCCATGCCGAGCCGAGATATGGCTCAAGAAAAGAAATGGCAAGCAGAATCTGACCTTAGAACGCTTCAGCAAGCTAGAGAAATTGAGGCAAGTCGGTCAAGAATGTCTGCTGCAAAGCGGATCGCTGACGAGCAGATGAAGGCTCTTTCTAAGATTAAATTGAAAAAATAGGGGTAGATTATGGGACACATAGCTTTAGGTGTAGCATTTGAAGACATGAACCTAATAGGTTCGCAAGCCATTGCAGCCGACAACTCAACTGGTCAACTTGGTTACAGAGTTGGTTATAGCGGAACAATACCTTCGGTAACACAAGCCACAAGCAAGTCTACAGGCGTGACAATCAACAATGCTTTGGGTAAGATTGTGATGAATAACGCTGCTTTAGCTGCATCTGCTGCGGTTAAATTCACAGTTACCAACTCATTAGTGACTGCTGGTGATGTCCCAATTGTGGTAATTGCATCTGGTGGTACTTCAGGCGATTATTCGATTGATTGCTCCGCAGTTGGCACAGGATCATTTGACATTACTTTACAAAACATTTCCGCAGGATCACTTTCTGAGGCAGTTGTCATAAGTTTTGCGCTGATTCAAGCGATTGCACTGTAATCATGGGCAATTCCCAAGCAATAGGGGTAGCTTATTCTGACCAAAACATCATTGGTGCGGACATAGTTTCTGCAAATAATGTGTTTGCAATTGGGCAGATAGGCTACGCAGCAGGGAATTATTCAACTGTTACACAAACAAACAACAAAAATACTGCGGTAACGATTAACACTCCGTCAGGATCAATTGTTACGGCAACTTCACAACTCGCACCGGCAGCTCAAGGTGTTTTTGTTGTAAATTGTTCAGCAGTAAGCGCAAAAGACACCGTAGTTGCAAGTGTTGCAAGCGGTGGAACTCTTGGAGCGTACAACGTATTTGTCGCAGCAATAGCAAGTGGTCAGTTCACGGTTGTGATCAAAAACTCAACCAACAACGCTTATTCTGAGGCAGTTCAGATCAATTATGCTATTTTGCATACCCAAGGATAAAAATGCTTAAAAAATCAGCATCAAAGAAGGCTTTTAAAGAGAACGTAAAAACGGAAATCAAAGAAGGCCGTCCAGTTAAGCAAGCCGTAGCAATAGCCTATTCTGAAAAGCGTGAAGCTGAAAAGAAAAAAAAGAAAAAGTGAGCAGGGCAAACGTCACTATTGACATAGATGACGAAACTCAAGAGGTAAACATCACTTTAATCGGTGATGGCTACGCTTTAGTCATTGCTCACGACTGGCTTATAGTTTTAAAGCAGTTTGGATTAGAAGTAACAATAGATCAACAACCTCAGACGATAAACTAAAATGCCCTCGATAGCTGATCTTTACTCTACGATTGACAGTTACAAACGCAGGGCATCTGACGTTCTAAGTGACCCACAAAACAGTCTTATGCAGATGTTGGGATTTGCTAACGACAGATCCAGAGAATTCAATCAAAATCTAAATCAATCCCTTGGTGTAGAACGAGCCAAGATAAGGGGTGAGCAACCCACTTTAGCGGATTTGAGGGCAGATAAATACATCACTGACGAAATGGCAAATGCCGTAATGGGGGGAATGACTGCCTGGCATGGTAGCCCACACACATTCAACAAGTTCGACATGAGCAAGATCGGGACAGGGGAAGGGGCGCAGGCCTACGGTCATGGGCTTTATCTAGCTGAAAACCCAAAAGTTGCACAAGGCTATCAAAAAGATATATCTAAAAATGCAGGAGTTGAAGGTACTATTGGTGATATTCCTTTAAGCAAATTACATGAACAAATTAGTCGTAAAGCAGATCGTTTGCCAATTGATAAAGCTCAAGCAGAATACGAAAAATTAGCATTTTTGGAAGATTTAGATCAGCAACCAACTTTTAAACATGCTTTAGAAAGAATTGATAGCTCAGAAGTTGAAAAATGGGCCAAAACTTTACAAGATAAATACAAACCGGCAGGTAATCTTTACAAAGTAGACCTACCAGACGAACACATTGAAAAAATGCTTGATTGGGATAAACCCTTAAGCGAACAACCTCATGTAATAAATTCATTAAGAAATCAAGCAAGAATTCAATCTGAACAAGATGCAAGATCAAAATTAGAATCTGAATTAATTCCTACATTGCCAAAGAAAGAAATAACTGGAAATTATCTTGAAGATTTGTTTGGACAACAAAATAAAGGCAATAAAGATCTTTTAGATCAAATGGTTAACGAAAAACTAAAAACTTTAAATTTAACAAAAGAAACTGAAAATTATCTAAATCAATATTTGCCAAAAGATACAAATTGGAATGTATTAGGAAAAGATTTTTATAATAATTTGGCAACTACAAATTCAGGCGCTGAAAATGCGTCTAAAAACCTTAAAAATATTGGTATCCCTGGTATTAAATATTATGATGAAGGAAGCCGAAATAATTATTTTTTACAGGGGCAACAAGGAACTAGAAACTTTGTCATTTTTGACCCAAATTTAGCCAAAATAGAGGAAAGAAACTCCGTTCCAATACCTCAAGACCCGCACCAACCTAATTATTTGGATGACCTCCACACAATGCTTGGCTTAAAGTCAAAAGATTTCGATATTTCAGATGTATACTCACCAACCTATTTAGGTGACTTACATTCGTTTTTATCAACCCAAAAACAACCATGAACCCACTAAAAATCACGTTCTCTGATCTATCAACTCAAGAAACAGATATCATCTTTGCAGGATTAGGAAGTCTCCCAATGGCACAAGTCGAGCAACTGGTGAACAAACTCAGACAACAAGTAGCAATCCAGGTCAGCCAATACCAGGCAAAGATTCAAAAGGAAAGCGAACAAACGGACGGAAACCCAGTCCAGTAAAGATTTTGGGACGGTAATACGGTTTAGCTCCGTAAATCACGAAGAATTGGTGCACAAAAAGAACGCTGCTTTATGCGAACCGTCCCAAATTCAACACAGTAAACAAATAGTTTGCAATACGTCAATTTAAGCATACAATTGGCAACCATGAAGAAAACAGTTAAATCACAACCCCAAAAATTAGGCAGACCTACTCTTTATAAAGAGCAATATGCCCAAGAACTCATAGATTACTTTAATCAACCGGCATACTCGGAGAAAACAATTATTCTCCCCAACGGAGTAGAACGGACTGAAAGATTATCTAATCTATTCCCCACACTAACCCGATTTGCAGCCAGTAGAGGGGTCACAAGAGACACTTTACATGAATGGGCTAACGCAAAAGATGAGAACGAAAGACTTAAACATCCTGAGTTTTCCGACGCGTATAAAGTTGCAAGGCAGTTACAAGAGTCTGTTTTAGTCGAAGGTGCGACTGCGGGAGTGTTTAACGCACAGTTTTCAATCTTTACCGCAAAGAACATCTTAGGATGGCGAGACAAAACCGAACAAGAAATTACCGGAGCATCTGGTGGCCCACTTCTTATGCAAGTAGCTACAGACAATGACGCTTAAGTACACTGAGAAACAACTAGAGGCAATGAAGTTGATGAGTGGTGATGCCACTTACATCATGCTTTTTGGTGGATCACGTTCAGGAAAGACTTTTACGATTGTTCGGCAGATTGTTACCAGAGCAATTAAGGCAGGAGGGTCAAGGCACACAATCCTACGTTTTAGGTTCAATCACGTTGTCAACTCGGTGGTGTACGACACTTTCCCAAAAGTAATGAAAGTCTGTTATCCAACAGTAAATTACAAGGTAGATAAAACCCATTGGTTTGCAAAGCTAGATAACGGCTCTGAAATATGGTTTGGTGGATTGGATGATAAAGAAAGAACGGAGAAAATTTTAGGGATGGAATTTGCAAGTATCTATTTGAACGAATCCAGTCAAATTGCCTGGGGTTCAGTAGGTATTGCTATGACCAGGTTAGCGCAACGAGTTAATCAACAAATACAGGTAAAAGGCAAAATAGAAATGAAGCCTTTAAAACCTCGGATGTTCTTTGACTGTAACCCTCCCGACAAAAACCATTGGACTTACAAGATATTTGTACAAAAGCGTGACCCAGATACAGGGGTTAATATTTATAACCCAGAAGATTATGCTTATTTCCAGATCAACCCAAAGGACAACCAAGAGAATCTATCCGATGGCTACATCAAGACTTTAGAGGGATTATCAGCAAGGCTTAGAAAACGATTTTTAGAGGGAGAGTTTACAGATGCTAACCCCAACCAGTTATTTACAGACCTTTACTTTGACCGTTGGCGCACTCAAGAGGAAGATTTACCCGAGTTTGTGCGAGTTGTTGTTGGTGTCGATCCCAGTGGAGCAGGGGATAGTGACAACGCTGACAATGACGCAATTGGTATTGTTGTAGGTGCTTTGGGAACGGATGGAAACGCATACTTACTGGAAGACTGTACGGTAAAAGCCGGCCCTGCAACTTGGGGTAAGGTGGCAACAAGCGCATTTGAACGGCATAACGCAGACATAATAGTTGGAGAAAATAATTATGGTGGGGCGATGGTTGAAATGGTTATCCAGGCATCACGACCTAGAACTAATTACAAGTCGGTACTTGCCACAAGATCAAAGATGGTCAGGGCAGAGCCGTTTGCTCCACTATACGAACAAGGAAAGATCAGGCATGTAGGTAGGTTTGTTGATTTGGAGGAGGAACTTGGAGGATTTAGCACCAATGGTTACAATGGGTCTAAGTCACCAAATCGTGCAGATGCTTGGATTTGGGTGCTAACTGAGTTATTTCCGGCAATTTTGCGATCAAAAATTGAGAAAAAACCGCAAAACACACCGAAAAAACAATTTAATTCAAACAATTCACCTGGATATTGGATGTAATTATGGCAAATACTACCGAAGACGAAATTGTCAAAAGAGCGCAGGACAACTTTAAACACTGTTTAGACTGGGAGCAAGCGTCAAGACAAAGGTTCAGGGAGGACATGAGATTCCTTTTTGCTGACTCTGACAATCAAGACCAATGGGAACCGGCAGTAAAAGCCAGGCGGAAGTTAAACACTCAGCCTATGGTCACTATTAATAAGGTGCACACTCACTGGTTGCATGTTGTCAACAACTTAAAAGAGAATAAACCCTCCGTTTCGGTACATCCAACCAATGACGAAGCCACTTATGAGGCAGCAGAGATATTTGAAGGATTGGTAAGACACATTGAGTACATCTCCAACGCTAAGACTGCCTACGATATGGCAGCCGAGCAACAAGTTGGTGGTGGAATAGGATATTGGACGGTTACAACTGCCTACGCAGACGATTCAACCTTTGACCAAGAGATATATATTAGGGAAGTTCCCGATGCTATGTCGGTCTACCTTGATCCGCATATTAAGAAAAGGGACGGATCGGATGCTCGATTTGGGTTTATCTATGAAGATATGCCAAGGGAGGAATTCGAGAAAAAGTACCCTGGCGAATCTGTGCCAATGGCTTATTCCGGTGGCAATCAGTCCTGGGTGACTAAAGACGTAGTTCGATTGGCTACTTATTACGAGAAAGAGACTAAAAAAGAATGGCTTTACTCTATCCCTCAAGCTGACGGTTCTTTGAAGTTTGAGAGACAGTCAGATATGAGCAAAGAGGAAGTTAAGATGCTGAATGAAGCAATCCGCATGGGTGCTGACATTGAGCGCAGACGCATTGACAAGCATGTTATTCACAAGTATTTGATCGGTGGTAACAAGGTATTGGAGAAGGGAATCTGGGCAGGAAAGTACATTCCAATCGTTCGAGTACCTGGCGAGGAAATGACAATTGAGGGAAGATTAGACCGTAAGGGTCTGGTTCGGTACATGAAAGATGCACAAAGAGCGTACAACTACAACGCTTCCGCTGCACTTGAATATGGTGCTCTACAGTCTAAGACTCCTTACCTTGCCCCAGTTGAAGCTATTGAAGGACTGGAAAACTACTGGGCTACTGCCAACACCGAGAACCATGCTTATCTAGCGTACAACCATGCGGACGAGAATGGAAACGCAATTCCTAGACCGGAGAGGGCACAAGCTCCAATGAGCGCACCGGTTTACATGGAAGGCATGCAGACTGCTGAAAATGAGATGATGATGACCTCTGGGCAGTATCAACAAAGTTTCGGTGCTGAAGGTCAAGAATTGTCTGGGGTGGCTATTGACAAGCGCAAATATCAGGGAGAGAGGGTAACTTACCACTTCCAAGATATGCAAAACATGGCTATTCAGTTCACCGGTAAGATTCTTATTGACTTAATCCCGCACATTTACGACACCAAACGGACGGTTCGTATTTTGAGTGAAGACGGTGAAGAACAACAGATTATGATCGACCCTAATCTGAAGGAAGCCTTTAAACAGATGGAACATAAGGAGGAGGCTAAAGTCTCCACTATTTTCAACCCCTCCGTTGGTTCTTATGACGTAGTAGCTGAGTGCGGATCTAATTACGACACGAGAAGACAAGAGGCTTTCTCTGCAATGTCCCAGATGATTGCCCAACAACCTCAATTAGCTCAGGTTATCGGTGATCTTTATATGGGCTCGGCAGACTTCCCGAACGCTGACAAGCTACAGGAACGGATGAGAAACTGGATTCCTCCTGCAATTTTAGGGACTGGCCCGAGCGAGACTGAGCAAGCATTGACTGCTCAACTTCAACAAGCTCAACAAGTTATTGCTGCGCTGACTCAGCAAGTACAAGATAAATCCATTGATCAGAAGATGGAGAAACAACGCTTGGATATGGACGCATTGAATCATTTGGCGATTCGTCTAGAGAAAGAGCGTGACAGTTTAATTAGTGCTTTCAAAGCTGAGACTGAAAGGTTGAAGGCATTAATTACGGATGTGAACCCTGTGCAGATGGGTGAAATCACAAGCAAGATGGTGAGCGAGATAGAAGGCGCTGACAATCCTGCTAGAGATTTCAACCCAGACCGTATAGACCCCTCACAATATTTGCAAGCAGAAATTCCCACTATCACAGGATAAAAATGGAAACAACCGTTGACCAACCAGTAAACGAAGGAACAACTCCACAAGCTGACGCAACCAATGCCAATCAGCAAACTCCAGAGGCGAAAGCTCCTGAAGCCAAAGACAACTCCTATCACGACCTACCCGAATGGGCTAGAAAACGAATGGGTGAACTTGCAGCAGCTAAGAACTCGGCAGCCGAACAACTCGCAGCTCTCAAGGCGCAGATTCAAGTTCAGCAAGAACCTCAACAGTCCTATCAACCTCAGCAAAATGTCGAGGAATTGGCTACTCAGATCGCTAATCAGCGTCTTCAGGAGCAGACTTTCCTCAATAAGATGAATGATATTGAGAAAAGGGCAAAAGAGGAGTTTGGGCAGGATTATGACCGTTCCGTTCAAAATTTACAGTTGGCAGGGGTTGGAGGAAACGACTTTCTCCATGCTTTAGCTGAAGTTCCCAATCCTGAGAAGGTCATCACTTGGCTTGGAAAGTCTGAGAATGTGAACGATGCAATCCGAATTGCAAGTCTCAGCCCAATGCAACTGGGTATTGAGTTGACCAAGTTATCAACAAAGGCAGCCAAAGAACTCAGCAAACAAAAGTCTAGTGCCCCTGCTCCGGTGGGGGAAGTTTCCGGTGGATCGTCTGCACCGACTGGTGGTGGTGCTGAACCTCCAATGAGCGATACCGAGGCTTGGGTTGCCTGGAGAAGGCAAACTGCTAGAAAAAAGCGTTGATTAGTTGATAAGTTAAAAAAAACGCATTAGAATCGGGTACAGGCAGAAACGAGCCGTAAATCGTTGTGTTGGGCCGTTAAATGTTTGTCTCCATAGGCCAGGGGAAATTAGGAGTTTACCGAAAGGTAAGCAATTCATTTCTTTTGTTCATAAGGAGGTAGTTCAACATGACTACTAATTCTCTACTGACGATTAATCAGATCACCAACGAAGCGGTGCGTCTGTTTACTCAATCTAATGCGTTTTTACGCACTGTAAGCCGTCAATATGACGATCAATTTGCTCGTACAGGTGCAAAAATAGGTTCAGCACTCCGTATTCGTTTACCCAACGATTACACTGTATCAACTGGCCCTGCAATTACACCTCAAGGCACTAACGAACAAAACACATCTTTGACTGTGGCAACACAAGCAAACGTACCTGTTTCATTCGGTACTGCTGAGAAAACATTGTCTTTGGACGATTTCTCTGAGCGTATTCTTGCTCCTGCCGTTAACCGTCTCGCAGCATACGTTGCAGCCGACTTAATGAACGTAGCTTCACAATCAGCCAACATCACACCTAACTTGAGTGGTTCAACACTATCAAGCCCAAATGCGACTACATGGTTGACTGCTGGATCTGCACTTGATCAAAACTTGTCCCCAAGAATGGATCGTAAGATTATTCTTGACCCAGTTACTCAAGCTCGTACAGTGTCTTCATTAGCCGGTTTATTTAACCCACAAGTTAAAATCGGTGAAAACTATGAAACTGGTATTATTACCAAGGACACACTCGGATTTGACTGGATGTATGACCAAACTACTCTAGTTCACACAGTAGGTTCGTTCTCTGCCGGTACTGTTAACGGTGCAAACCAAACAGGTACAACTCTGACAGTTAACGCTATCACTGGTACATTGAACCAAGGTGACATCATCACTATCGCGGGTGTATATGCAATCAACCGTTTGACTGGCAACTCACAAGGTCAGCTCCGTCAATTCGTTGTTACATCTAACGTAAACTCTGGCGCTACAAGCATACCAATTTACCCTGCTATTACTCCTGCTCCTGCCGCGTTTAATACAGTAACTGCATCTCCTGCTAACTCAGCAGCGATCAGCCTGGTAATGCCAGCGTCATCTAGCTATCGTCAGAACATTGCATACTTCCCAGAGGCTTTCACGTTGGCAACTGCTGACTTAGAGATGCCTACTGCCGGTGTTGTGCAAGCTGCACGCGCTCAGTTTGATGGCATCTCCTTACGTATGATTGAGGCTTATGATGTTATGTCAGACTCCTTGATCACTCGTTTGGATATTTTGTACGGCTACGCTGCGATTCGTCCAGAGTGGTCATGTATTGTTCCTGATATCGTTTAATGGCATTAGAAACATACTACAGGGGTAAGTTAGTTACTCCTGTGTACACTTTCGTAGAGTTCCCCAAGTGGGTCACTGACTCGCTTGGGAAACAACATCTTGTTCAGAATCCTGAAGAAGAAGCACAAGTTTTAATCGTTCCAGAGCAAAAAGAAACTAAGAGGGGCAGACCAAAAAATGACTCAACCGCTGCCGACAAC